TTAAGGAGTATACCATATACAGCATAAGCCGTATATTAAAGTAAATAGGGACTCAGGAGCTAAAGCTCCTTCGTCTCCGGTCTTGTCAGACCTTTTATTAGGCTCGCTAGCGCTCGCCTTAATATTATATAATATATAGGAGAGAAATCCGTTCACGGTTTGAATGCAGTTAGCAAGCTTTCTAACCCGTTTTTAGTGCAAAACCGTTTAATTTTGTTAAAACTGTACTTGCTGTAATCAATGGAATATCTAAACTCTTTGAGTAACGTTGTTATTTCCGTGTATTCTGCAGTATTCTTATCAATTAATGTAGTTCTATAAGGCTTGTTAGTAATATAAAGTAATATTGGGAAACATTTTTTAATTTCTTTTAACAAAATTAATATATCCATATTACACTCTTCTTTATTAATCCAAAATATAGTATTCTTTTTATGTTCTAGTTCAGCATACTCTTTTAAAAGGGTAGATAAAGTAAAATAGTGTACGAGTTTAAGATAGTCCTTTCTTGGTAAACTATCATATGTTTGAATATTGTATTTTAACAACTCAGACTTAAACAGCTGTAAAGCTACTGATTCTATTTCTTTAAAATCAGCTAGATACAGATTGTATTTGAGCGGTAATAACTGCATTATTAGTAATTGTACTGTTTTTATTTTCTAATGCAAGCTTTTTTAACAAGGCATCTGGTGCTCTTCCAATTCGACAATTTATAATACCGTTATAATAGCCTTCTTTAAGAAGTACATTATGATCAAATTGTATTTTAGCTTCATAATAAGCTAATTCAAACTTACTATCACAGAACCTTAATATTTCAAACTTAAATTTGTCTTTGCCGAGTGTTTCTATATCTTTGTTAACATCGTTAGAAGAAGATGTGTAAGTCTTCCAATCTGTTTCTACGTCAAAGTGTCTTTTGTTTTTTCTTCCTTTGAGTGGTTTGAGTTTTTTAACGCTTTTAATTTGTTTCTTTCCGAAATATACCTTGCCAGAGATGGTGTTAGTAATACGGTAAATAAAACCGTAAGGTAAATTAGTAGCATTATAATTCTCATTAGTAACCCAGTGACCTAAGTCCATATTGCCTACTTACTACATACCTGGAAAGGTTCTACGGATTAAAGGTACTGCTTCACCATTCATTTTTTTCTTTGCAGCTTTCCAACCTTTTTTACCTTTAGTACGCTTTGCACCTAAAACCTTTGGTATTCTTGCATCTCCTGGAGCATAAAAGTCGCCTGACTGTAAGGATGTAGCTGTACCGCCAACACCTGCAGCACTAGTAGTTCCTGGTACAGCGCCAATGTTTTCCAAAAGTTTAGTATATAAATTATTAAAGTTTTTCACGTAGATTTATTAAAAATATAATATATACTTAGTAAAAAAATATGGATAATCTTTCTATAGATGTTGAAGATATTTTAGTCAAGTTTCAGACCAGACTTGAACAAGATCTGAAAATGAACGAGCTTGATATAAAAGAAAAGGCTATGTTAGCACCTACCATTAAACACAAATGGGTGACTGAAACAACGAAATATAAAGTAGCACTTATTAAGTTAGAATCTGCTAAAAAACAAAAACTTAAATCTAAAACTGTTAACTCTCCTGTTGCTCTGTCTAAAGCAGCTAGAGACGAAATACTGTATAATGATCCTGATATTGGCAGTATAAATGAAAGTATTGAAAAGGTAAAGCTTATTTTAGAGTATCTAGAAAAAGCTGAGAAATTAACCAGCTCGTTATCATACGACTATAAAAACGTAATAGATTTACAAAAGCTTGAAACAACCTAATGGTAGTTGAGTTCCAGTATGACCCAAAGCGTAAGGAAGTAAGAATCGTATCAGATTTTCTTCCTAGTATTAAAGAGCACTTTAGTGTTAAGAGCCCGGCTGCTCGTTTTAATCGTTTCCAACGGTTTATGCCTCAGCGTATCTATGCAATTACTCCAGCCGGGTACTGCGGGGTTGGGTTAGTGCCAGGTATTATTGAATTTTTAAATAATCAAAATATACCTTTTGAAATTAAGGTTAATCAAGAGTATAATGATATAATACAAAAAACACATATACTTGAACCAAATAGATTCAAGACATTAAGTAGTGAATTTAAGCTTAGAGATTATCAAGAAACAGCTGTTAGCAAAGCATTAGACAACGGCTATGGGGTAGTAGAACTAGCAACAGGTGGTGGTAAGACGTTAATTATTGCTAATTTGGTTTATGCTGCTTTACACCAGGTAGAACCTACTGAAAAGATACTAATAGTAGTGCCAGATTTAGGTTTAGTGTCTCAAACGTTTAAAGATTTTACTTCTTACAACTTTCCTATGGAAATAGTGAGTAGATGGACGGGTAATACTGAACTAGATCCTAATGCACGAGTTATCATTGCTAATATGGGCATATTACAAAGTAAAAACTCAGATATTACTTGGTTTAACAAGGTAGGTTTACTGGTTGTAGATGAATGCCACAAACTTCGTCGTGGTAATAAAGTATGTAAACTTATAGATAAAATACCTACATTAAGACGTATTGGTTTTACGGGTACATTACCAGAAAACAATATCGACACCTGGAATATTAATAATTTTATTGGCCCGGTTATATTTAAAAAGACTACTACAGAGTTAAGAGAGGCAGCAGGCGGAGAGTACATTGCTAATGCACAATGCTTAGCTATTAAACTCAATTATGACTTTAAGCCAGATTACACTGCAGTATCTTCTGCTCAAAGGTATTTACTTGAGCTTGACTACATACATAATAGTAAGTTTAGAAACAAAGTAATTAGACAGTTAGCTTATAACTTTAAAAATAACTGTCTTATTCTTATAGATCATATAGCTCACGGTGATAATCTTTATAATGAGCTATCCACTTTAACAGATAAGCAAGTTTATTTTATACAAGGTAGTGTAGAAGTTGAAGAACGCCGTAGAGTACAGGAAATTATGGAACAACATAATAATGTTGTATGTATTGCCATTAGTAAGATCTTTTCTACTGGCATTTCTATAAAAAACATACATTATATAGTGTTTGCTGCAGGCGGTAAATCAAAAATTAAAACTCTACAGTCTATTGGTCGTGGATTACGTGTTCACGAAAACAAAGACATATTGACATTGGTTGATATTGTCGATGATTTAATTTATGGTATTAAGCACTACGACAAACGAAAAGAATTTTATGACCTTGAAAAAATCAAAATTACCAAAAAAACAATTACAGAATCAGCCTCCTGATACTTCTACTGTAAAAATTACTAGAGTTAAATCTTCTGGTAGACCTAAAAAGCCGTTAAGCGAAGCAGCTAAAGCTAAAAAGGTTTATTATGTAAGCCCTGCTGAATTTACAGCTGAGCTTAGAAAGTATTATGAAACTGATGTAATGAGCGATAACCTCGCGGTAATGATACGCAATATTGCTTATGGCTTGGCTCACGCTTCAAACTTTATTAATTATACATTTAAAGAAGAAGCTATTGGTGACTCTCTTATTAATATGTTTAATGCATTAAAAGATAAGAAGTATAACTTCGATAAAGGCTTTAACCCATTTTCATATTTTAATTCTATTGCTTTTAATTGCTGGCGTTCTCGTATTAAGAAAGAAAAACGTATGAGAGATACTTTAGCAGCATATCAAGAAGAAGTATATAGTGTCATTGGACCTAATGTAGGTGTAGATGACCCAGTAAATCCAAACAATAAAAATGCAGATTAAAAACTTAGAAGTAGGAATATTTTCAGACCCTCATTATGGTGTACATCGTAACAGCGAAATTTGGCATAAAATTGCTTTAGATCACGCAAAATGGACTGCTGAACAATTTAAACAACGCGGTATACAAGATATAATAATTCCCGGTGACATTTTTCACGATCGTAACGACATTGCTGTTAATACTCTTCACGTGGTTACTGACATTTTTGATGTACTACGTGATTTTAATATCATTATTACCGTGGGTAATCACGATGCTTATTACCGTGATAATTCTACTGTTAATTCCGTATCCATTCTTCGTGGCTGGAGTAATATTACTGTTGTTGATAGTCTTGTTGTCGAGACGCTCCAAGGAAAGAAAATAGCTTTTTGTCCTTGGGGACAAGATATTAACGAGGTACCTAAATGTGACTTAATTGTGGGTCATTTTGAGATTAATAGTTTCAAAATGAATACATACAAGGTGTGTACTAATGGTCTTAAAGCCTCTGATTTAACAGAGCGCGCCCCTTTAACTATTACAGGTCATTTTCATCATAGAGAAGAACGTAAATACGAAAACGGTACTATCTTATATGTAGGTTCTCCGTATCAAGAGGATTGGGGTGATTTCGGTACCACTAAAGGTTTATATATATTAGATCTCAATGATTTAAGTTATAAATTTATAGAAAATGATATATCTCCAAGATATATGAAACTTAGATACACCGAGTTAACCACAGGGGTATATACACCCGACACTCTTAAAGCTGCAATTAAAGGTAATATAGTTAAATTTTATGTTGATCAGGTTTTAGAACCTGCAACTCTAGAAACTATAGTGCGCAAATTAGTATCTATAAAGCCTGTAGAATTTACTATCGAACACGATGTCACTGAGCAGAGCAAAATTAATATTGAAGAAGCTGCTAATAAAG